AGGGCACGGCGCATGAAGACACGGCATACGACTCGAAGGACGCTGACAAGGATTATGCCGATGTCCGTGTCAACCTGAAGTGCCTCATAGAGAAGTCACAGGAGGCGATAGAGGGAATCGTCGAACTCGCCCGTGACAGCCAGCAGCCTCGTGCCTACGAGGTCGTGGCGCAGTTGGTGCAGTCGAGCCTTGAGGCGAACACGAAACTCATGGATCTCCACCGCAGGATGAAGGACATCAAGCGGCAGGAGGTCACGCAGAAGACCACAAATGTGACCAACAACTCCATCTATGTCGGCAGCACCGCTGAACTACAGAAGATGATCAGGGCGCAGCGGAAGGTTATCGACTTGGGCGAGGAGCCGACCATTGAGGGCTGACCACGAGACATACATGGGAAACCCTCTGCTCAAGGGGGAGTATGTACAGCAGGAGTTCAGCAAGGAGCAACTTGAGGAGTACCTCAAGTGTTCCGAAGACCCCGTCCACTTCATTGAGAACTATGTCAAGGTCATAACCATCGACCACGGCATCGTGCCGTTCAAGATGTACGATTGGCAGAGGGACATTGTCAGGTCGGTGTTCGACAATCGATTCGTCATCTGCAAGATCCCCCGACAGAGCGGCAAGACTACCACCCTCATCTCATGCATCCTGCACCTCGTCCTGTTCAATGCCGACTATAAGGCGGCGATCCTCGCCAACAAGTTGAAGACGGCGACCGACATCATGGACAGGGTCAAGATCGCCTACGAGAACCTCCCGAAGTGGCTCCAACAGGGTGTCCGTGAGTGGAACAAGACCTCGGTCACCCTTGAGAACGGCTCCAAGATCGTCAGTTCGTCCACCTCGTCCTCCGCCGTCCGTGGCTCGGCGTACAACTTCCTCCTCTTGGACGAGTTCGCCTTCGTTCCCGATCAGATCGCCGAGCAGTTCTTCGCCTCGGTCTACCCGACGATCACATCGGGCAATACCTCCAAGACGGTCATCGTCTCGACTCCGAACGGTCTGAACCTGTTCTACAAGATGTGGCAGAACGCCAAGAACGGCAAGTCGGACTTCAAGCCCGTGGAGGCGCATTGGTGGCAGGTGCCAAGCCGTGACGAAAGGTTCAAGGAAACCACGATCAGGAACACCTCCGAGCGTCAATGGATGTCGGAGTACGAGTGTGAGTTCCTCGGATCGCAGGAAACCCTGATCAAGGCATCCAAGATCGCCGCCTTGGCGTTCGCCACCCCGATCCTTGAGTCCGAGGACGGTCTTGCCATCTACGAGAACCCGATCAAGGGTCACATCTACACGACCTGCGTGGACACTTCCCGATCCATCGGACAGGACTACAACGCTTTGACGATCTTGGATGTGACCGCCATTCCCTACAAGGTGGTCGGCAAGTTCCGCTCGAACACCATCCCCGTTCCAATTTTCCCCGAGATGATCAAGGCTGTAGCCACGAAATACAACGAGGCTTATGTCTTGATCGAAATCAACGACACGGGTCAGCAGGTCTCGGACATCCTCAAGGACGAACTTGAGTACGAGAATGTCATCACGATTTCCATCAAGGGTAAGAAGGGTCAGAGGGTCGGCGAGGGCTTCGGTGGGGGCAGGATCCACGGTGGCGTGAAGATGTCGGCGCAGGTCAAGAAAATCGGGTGCCTGATCCTGAAGGAGATGCTCGAATCGGACAAGTTGATCGTCAACGACTTTGACATCATCGCTGAAATCTCCACCTACATCCTCAAGGCGGGTTCCTACGAGGCGAGCGAGGGCTACAACGACGACCTGATCGCCACCTTGGTCATGTTCGGGTGGCTGACCACACAGGACTACTTCAAGGACTTGGTCAACCTAGATGTCCGCAAGAGGCTCTTTGACGAGAAACTTCGGAAGTTGGAGGAGGATCTCGTGCCGTTCGGCTTCATGGACATAGGCGAGGGCGAGTTGGAGGAGGCGACGAGGATGCTTGCGGCGGAACCCGAACTCAAGCCCAAGGCACGGAAGCGGGACAGGTCTTGGATGGACGATGCCGACGAGATCCTCTGATCGGTTGAAATCCGCTAGAGGCTAAATACCCCCCGTACAACCTTCAAGGAGATAGAAGAAATGGCATTCCAAGTTTCACCTGGTGTGAATGTGACGGAGAAGGATTTGACGACCATCGTTCCTGCGGTCTCATCGACCAATGCGGGCATCGTCGGTCTTTTCACATGGGGTCCGTGCAACAAGCGCATCCTCGTCGATAGCGAGAACAACCTTGTCCAACTCTTCGGTGTCCCCACGGATGCCAACGCCGAGTGGTGGTTCCCCGCCGCCAACTTCCTTGGATACGGGAACAACCTTCAGGTCGTCCGTGCCGTAGTCGGAGGCATGGTGAACGCCAATCCGAAGGGATACACGGATAACGCCACCACGGGAACCACCTCCCTCGCCCTCTTGGAGGACGGGGATCAGGCAGAGTTCGCAAACATCACGAACATGGGCGCATTCGTCGCCAAGTATCCTGGTGCAATCGGAAACAGCCTACAGGTTCAGATCTGCGGATCGGGAACCGCTGATTCGGTCGGCGGCGGAGGAGGGTACACGGCTGACGGATTCGGCTTCAGCACTTGGACTTACGCCAATCAGTTCGACTTCGCACCAAACACCACGACCTATGTCTCCAACTTCGGCGGTGCGAACGACGAGTTCCACATCGCCGTGATTGACAAGGCGGGTCTGTTCACGGGCACTCCTGGAACCGTCCTTGAGCGGTATCAGAATGTCTCCTTCCTGCCGAACATCACCGATTCGGTCGGGAACAGCCTCCACTACGCTAACAAGATCAACCGTGAGTCGAAGTACATCGCCGCCATCCCGAAGTCAAACCTGACTTCCTTCAACAATCTCTTCGTCGGCGGAACTGGTTCGTGGGGAACTACCAATCAGCGGTGGACTTATGACAGCGGCAGCGAAGGTCTCTCGGCATCTTCAGGGATCACGATGGCGAACTCCTCGTTCGGTGTCGGCGTATTCAACTTCTCGGGAGGCTCAAACGGTGCCACCGCCCACCTCAACGACTACCTCAGGATCGCATTCGGTCAGGATCAGGACAGCAATCCCGAGGGATACCGCCTGTTCGAGGACACCGAGACCGTCGATGTGAACCTCCTCATCGGTGGTCCTGATACCGATTTCGATCCGAACTCGAACGACCTCACGGAGTCGGTCACGGGAGTGGTCGGTCCCTCCATCAAGGACATCGTGGATGCCCGAAAGGACTGCGTTGCGTTCCTGTCGGTTCCGAACAAGGATCCGAACGAGACCGATCAGACCAAGTTGGATCGTGCGATCCAGTATCGCAACAGCATCGGTTCCTCGTCGTACTGCGTCATCGACTCGGGATACAAGTATCAGTACGACATCTACAACGACCGCTACCGTTGGGTGCCGCTGAACGGCGACATTGCAGGTCTCTGCGCCCGTTCGGATGTGAACTTCGATCCGTGGTACAGCCCCGCAGGGTTCAACCGTGGTCAAGTCCGTGGCGTGGTCAAGTTGGCGTTTCAGCCCCGTCAGGCGGCTAGGGACACCCTCTACAAGAACGGCATCAATCCCGTGGTCACCTTCTCGGGCGAGGGAACCATCCTCTACGGGGACAAGACCGCCCTCACGAAGCCCTCGGCGTTCGACCGCATCAATGTCCGCCGCCTCTTCATCGTGCTTGAGAAGGCGATCTCGACCGCTGCCAAGTACAGCCTGTTCGAGTTCAACGATGCCTTCACCCGCTCGCAGTTTCGCTCGCTCGTCGAGCCGTTCCTGCGGGATGTTCAGGCTCGCCGTGGAATCATCGACTTCAAGGTGGTCTGCGACGAGAAGAACAACACATCAGAGATCATCGACAGCAATAGGTTCGTCGCCGACATCTATATCAAGCCGAACCGCAGCATCAACTTCATCCAACTGAACTTCGTCGCCACCAAGACGGGCGTGAACTTCAACGAAATCGGTGCATGATCGTGATTATGGAAACCGAGATAGATAACAAGAAGGAGTCCTAAATGTCACAGTTCAGCATCGACGCATTCCGTTCGGCACTCAGCAACGGTCTTGCGAGGAACAACCTCTTCCTCGTACAGGGAACCTTTCCAGGAGGCTCACAGAACGCCCTCTCGGGTGCCGCTGCGGCTGCGGGAGGGCTTCTCGGCGCAGCCTCCGCCAACTTCGGGAATGCGGCGATCAACCTGTTGGGACAGGGGAATCCGAGTTCGCAGATCCCCTTCCTCTGCAAGGCGGCGAAGGTTCCCTCAGCGACCCTTGCAATAAACAACGCATTCTATATGGGGCGTGCGTTCAAGTATCCTGGAGACAAGTCTTATGCCGATTGGACGATCACCATCTACAACGATGGCTCGTACAGCCTCCGCAAGGCTTTCGAGGCGTGGTCGAACCTCATCAATACGAACCGCACGAATGTGGGTCCGAACGCCATGAACCAATTTATGACGGAGTGGACGGTCACTCCCCTTACTCGTGAGGGAAACCCGATCTCCCGCTACAAGTTGGTCGGGTGCTGGCCTAATTCTATGACCGATATCACCCTCGACATGAACGCTTCGACTGAACCCTCCACCTTCGATGTGACGATTGCATATCAGTACTTCGAGGTCGAGGGAGTCACCACCTGATCCCTAGGATCAAGGCTTATACATCATGGATCTATTTGGCTTTACCCTAGGCAGGACGAAGAAGCAGAAGCAGGAAGACAAGGCTCTGAAGTCGTTTGTCGCACCGACATTCGACGACGGAGCCATTCCTGTCGAGGCGGGTGGCTTCTACGGGCAGTATGTCGATCTCGACGGCACCGTCCGAAACGACTTCGAGTTGACCATGAAGTATCGTGAGATGGCGCAGGATCCCATCGTGGAGGTCGCCATCGACGACATCGTGAACGAATGCATCATCATGGGTGAGAAGAAGGCTCCCGTGAAGATCCTGCTAGACAGGCTCAAGGCGAGCGATGCGGTGAAGGAGAGAATCCATGAGGAATTCAGGAACCTCCTCCGTGTCATGCAGTTCGAGACTAATGGATCGGAGATTTTCCGCAGATGGTTTGTGGACGGCAAGATCTTCTTCCACCTGATTATCGACGAAGACAACCCGCAGAAGGGCATCCTCGAACTTCGCTATGTCGATCCGATGAACATGCAGAAGATCAGGGAGTACACGAAGGAGACCCTCAAGAACGGCACGAAGATCATCTCGGGGTACAAGGACTTCTTCCTCTACAACAAGGACAATCCCCGTGCGGGCGGAAATGTGGCGGGCATCAAGATCAGCGAGGATGCCATCGCCTTCTGTTCCTCGGGACTCATGGACAGCCGCTACAAGCGCACGGTGGGCTTCCTCCACAAGGCTACCAAGCCGCTGAACCAACTCAGGATGCTAGAGGACGCAATCGTCATCTACCGCATCTCCCGTGCGCCTGAGAGGCGCATCTTCTACATCGATGTCGGCAACCTCCCCAAGACCAAGGCGGAGCAGTATGTCAAGGATCTGATGAACCGCTACCGCAACCGCCTCGTCTACGATGCGAGTACGGGCGAGGTCAGGGACGACAAGAAGTTCATGTCGATGCTTGAGGACTACTGGCTCCCCCGCCGTGAAGGCAGCAAGGGAACGGAGATCACCACGCTTCAGGGCGGTGCCAACCTCGGCGAACTGACCGATGTGATCTACTTTCAGAAGAAACTCTACCGCTCCCTCTGCGTCCCCGCCAGCCGCCTTGAGCAGGACAAGTCGTTCCACCTCGGTCGCTCGACGGAGATCACCCGTGATGAGGTCAGGTTCACCAAGTTCGTCCACAGGCTCCGCACCAAGTTCAGCGAACTGTTCTTCGACATCCTCAAGAAGCAGTTGATCCTCAAGAAGGTCATCACCGCCGACGAGTGGCCGAGCATGAAGGAGGCGATCTACTTCGACTTCCTCAAGGACAACCTGTTCACGGAACTGAAGAACGCCGAACTCCGCAAGCAGCAGGTCGAGGAGTTGGGGAACATCAAACCCTACATAGGTAAGTACTACAGCCACGAATGGGTGCGCAAGAATATACTCGGATTCAGCGAAGCCGAGATGAAGGAGATGGACAGGGAGATCGAAGCCGAGCGCAATGCGGGCAAGATTGAACCCGACAACGCACAATTCGGTCTTGCGTAAGGAGAGGTTATGAGGGGATCGGAGAAAAGCCTCAGGTCGGTCATCGACAGCCTTGCAGACAAGGATGCGGAGGCTTTCCGTCTGTCCGTCCGTGGCGAACTCATGTCACGGGTCGGATCCTCCATCTCCTCCCTGAAGAAGGATGTCTCGGAGTCGCTCGTGTCGGAGAACCTGACGGGCGCTCCGTCCGCACCTCCCGTGACCAAGCCGATCAATTCGGGAGACTTACGGATCGTGCCCACCGCTGCGGGTGCGGCGAAGGACGACATATCGCTCGACCCCAACTTCGAGAAGGAGTACTTCCAGTCCTCCATGCTTCATCAGAACCAAAGGATCACGGTCAAGCAGGTCGGAACGGGGCTAGGCAAGCCCGTCCGCATCTACATCAACGACCGAAGGTGGGAACTCTTCCCAGGTCCGAAGGTCGCACTCAAGTCTGCGAAAGAATACATCGACGGGATGCTGAAGGATGTCCGTAAGGATCCATCCCTCGGCAAGGCGATGACTGCGCAGATACAGAAGGACAAGGCTGCGGGAGTGGCGCAGGTCGCAGCCCCCGTCGATGCGGGCAAGCCGCACGAGGTCGCCGCTGCCGACATGAAGCGCAAGGAACTTGAGACGGGCAAGCCCGCTGTGGATGACCCGACAAAGAGGGGAGCGGCTCCTCCACCGAGGAAACCACCCGCCCCCAAGCCACCCACACCGCCCAAGCAAAAGCCAACGAAAGAGGTCAAGCCGAAATGAGCCACATCAACGACCAAGAACTTGAACGCCTTCTGAATCACGAACCCGAGGGCGATGGCATCCAAGAAGCCACCGACCCCAGTCTTTTCTACCAGATGGGCAAGGCTAAGGACAGGGCTTGCTCCTACTTCACTCAGGAGGCATGTGGTCTTGCAGTCAGTATCGACGACCTCCTCCGAGCGGGAAAGAAGGAAGAGGGACTGAAGATGCTCCAAGACCCGAAGAACAAGGGTCTTCTCTCGATCATCCCACGGGAGGTCAGGAATTGGTTCGAGATGACGGTCAGCAACTCGTACCGACCCGATGGTGAGGGGATGAGCGAGCAGAGCGGCAGGATGGCGAGCATCGCCGCCGCCGCCAAGAAGATCGGTTCGGGATCGAAGCAGAGCGGCAGTTTCGCCGCCTTCTTCAAGACTAAGGAGGACAGCACCTTCGCCACCAACGCACTCAGGTTCCGCACGCAGGCAGAGGCGGAGGCGTATGCGAGGAACCTCTTCAGCCGATGGCTCGGCGCATCCGAGTGGAAGGTCATGCCTCACACCGACAAGCCGAACTATGAGATCGTCAACAACGAGTTGAGGTCGATCAAGGAGTCCTCCCATGACATCCAAGAGGACGAGTGGGGCGGCGGCTTTCAAAGTTCATCGGATGGCCACAAGGAAGTCCAAGCGGGTCTCAAGGGCGACTTTCAGCGTGAACGGGCACAGAAACTCAAGTTGATCGTGCAGGTCATCCGTGGTGAGATCACGAAGCAGAAGTTCAAGAAACTCACGGGCAGCGGCTTCGATGATCTGATGAGGAATTCTCCTTACTACAGGAACCAAATCAAGAGAATGTCAAAGAAGGCACTCGCTCCCGTTGTCCCCGCTACTCCAACCATGAAGGATTCGTATGAATCCAATGGCGAAGACATTCAAGAAGGCAGTCGAATTCACCCTGTGAATATGGCGTGGCTGAAATCTTTACCAAGCGCATTTGTTGCAGAGGTGCAAGAGATCCTCAAAAAGCCTGACAGCCCCGCACGATTCAAGGCTTTATTCAATGCCGTTTTGAAACACAAGGTCACCAGGAGCAAATACCTCAGTCTTGGGGATTCGATAGACATACTAGGAGCGCAGTTCCTTGATGTTTATCCTCACAAGCGCACTACTCCAACCATGAAGGATTCCTACGAATCCGATGGCGAAGACATTCAAGAGAAGGTCGATATCGACGGGCGCACCCGTGCCTACAGGAACACAGTGATGCGCCTTGAGCAAGCCCGCAAGTTTCGCAACGGTAAGGGAACGGAGATGCAGGAGAACAAGTTCGGCGGTCTCTATGACGATGGCAGCGGGAAGGGTGCGTTCATCCCCGCTCCCGTGGACTTCAACTTCCAAGAGGCGATGAGGATCGTCGAGAGGTATCGCAGCCTCCGTGAGAAGAAGAAGACTCTCTTCGGCGCACCCAAAGACAAGATGGAGGACTTGAACGCCGCTGTCGCCATGAAGAACGGAAAGTTCTCCTTGGGCGAGGCCGAGATGTCCCTGAAGCAGAAGGAGTACAGGAAGTTATTCGCCAAGGCGCTCAAGAAGTTCGGCGAGGACTCCCTTGCCGACATGAGCGATGCCGAGAAGAAGAAGTTCTTCAATTGGCTCAAGGACAATTGGAAGGGCTGACATGCCGAAGGTCACCGTCAACTTCAGGAAGGAAAGCACGGCGAGGGAATTCGCCGACAACTTCTCCATACTTGATGTGGATGCCAAGGTCACGGCGAAGGGCAGTACCGCTACGGTTGTGACATCCGATCCGAGCGTGGTCGGGATGGTGAAGGCGATGATGGCTGACCTGTCGGATGATTCGAGGGTAAGCGATGCCGTCGATTCCGTTCTGACCGCCTTGCGGTCTGCGGTTGTCAGGGAAGGCAGGGTCTTCCTTGAGATGGCGGATGGATCTAGGCAGATCGTCATGCCCTCCCATGCACGGGCGCTCGCACGAACACACGACATGTTCGCCGAGGAGAACCAAAGGG